AGGGACGATGTATTTCGCTACACGAATTATTCGCTAATGTGGAACTTAAATACGCAGGCTAGGCTTCAAGCTTGGTTTGAATTTAGAAAATCACTAACCAATATTGATTTTTTAGATGCCGTTCACAAGGTAAATCAACTCTGGCATTCCGCCCCGATTAGTAAAAATATCTATACAGCAGACAGTCCAAAAGCGTGGCCAGGACCGTGGCAATTAGTTGTGGATAACTTCTATGATAATATTGCTCGTGCGCTTGGCATGCTATATACTTTATATTATTCAAAACATAAATGTCCTATAGAAATTCACTGTTACAGAAGTAAGGAAGAGTCCTGGGAAGCGGCCTTAGTATGGATTGATAATGGAAAATATGTACTTAATTGGGATCTTGAAGTTCAAGTAAATACAAAATTACAACTAGGAAAAGCTACCTTAATTCAACGTCAAACTATAGAGGATCTACTAACAAATGAGTCAAATTCAAGTTACAAAAAGAAATGGCCGTAAAGAAGAACTAAATTTAGAAAAATTACATAAAGTTGTTTTTTATGCCTGTGACGGAATCACCGGTGTTAGCCCAAGTGAAGTAGAAATAAAAGGACATATACAGTTTTTTGATGGCATTTCAACCAGTGAAATACAAGAAACACTTATTAAAGCTGCGGCTGATTTAATCAGCGAAGAAACACCCGGTTATCAATATGTTGCTGGCAGACTCATTAACTATCATTTAAGAAAAATGGTTTATGGCCAATTTGAACCATGGTCATTGTATAAATTGGTAAAACGCAACGTTGAAATTGGTATGTATGATCCAGCATTGCTAGAAGACTATACTGAAACCGAATGGAATATACTTGGCGAACACATAAAGCATGACAGAGACGAAATATCTACCTATGCAGCCATGGAACAATGGCGAGGCAAGTATCTTGTTAAAAATCGTGTAACCAATGAAATATTTGAAACCCCACAAATAGCATACATGTGTATTGCTGCTACACTATTCAGCAAATATCCAGTAACTGGTGAAAAATCTAGACTTGCGTGGGTGAAAGATTATTATGACGCTATATCTACTTATTATATTAGTCTTCCTACTCCTGTTATGGCAGGAGTTCGAACACCCCAGAGGCAGTTTTCGAGTTGTGTACTCATCGAGACCGGCGATAGTCTTGATAGCATTAATGCTAGTGCTAGCAGCATCGTTAAGTATGTTAGCCAGAAAGCGGGTATTGGAATTGGAGCAGGCTCGATCCGAGCAATTGGTAGCCCCATTAGAAAAGGCGACGCTTATCACACCGGAGTAATTCCTTTTTACAAACTATTCCAAAGTGCTACACGTAGCTGTAGCCAGGGCGGTGTTCGCAATGGCGCTGCTACGCTCTACTATCCTATATGGCATTTAGAAGTTGAAGATCTACTAGTGCTCAAGAACAACAAGGGTACAGAAGATAATCGTGTACGTCATATGGACTATGGTGTACAGTTTAACAAGCTCATGTACGAACGTCTCATTACTGGCGGAGATATTACGCTGTTTAGTCCTAGTGATGTGCCTGGTTTATATGAAGCTTTTTTTGCTGACCAAGAAAAGTTTAAAGAACTTTACGAAAGAGCCGAACGTAATATCAAAATTCGTAAAAAGACAATTAAAGCCTCAGAGCTGTTTAGTATGTTCATGGAAGAGAGAAAAAATACCGGGCGCATTTATTTAATGAACGTCGATCATGCTAATGATCATAGCAGTTTTAAAACAGATGTAGCGCCAATTAGACAAAGCAATCTTTGCTGCGAAATAGATCTTCCGACCAAGCCGCTAAATGACTACAACGATGCAGATGGTGAGATTGCGCTATGTACCTTAAGTGCTATTAATTGGGGACTTATTCGTGAACCCAGTGATTTTGAAAAACCCTGTACACTGGCTGTTCGCGGACTAGATGCTTTGCTAAGTTATCAGAACTATCCAGTTGAAGCAGCCCGTACTAGCACAATGAAACGCAGACCACTGGGTATTGGCATTATTAATCTAGCATTTTTCCTCGCTCGCAATGATACTAACTACAGCAATCCTAACTTGAGACTAGTAGATGAATATGCTGAAGCATGGAGTTATTATCTTATTAAAGCCAGTGCCGATCTTGCTGTTGAGCAAGGAGCGTGTCCGGGTACCGCAGAAACAAAATACAGTGATGGCATACTACCCATTGATACCTATAAGAAAGACGTTGACGAATTAGTTAGTCACAAAGAACGTATGAATTGGAAAAGTTTGCGTAAACAGTTAAAAGAAACCGGCATTCGTAATAGCACATTAATGGCACTTATGCCCGCAGAAACCAGTGCCCAGATTAGTAATAGTACAAACGGCATTGAACCTCCGCGTAGTTTTGTTAGCGTAAAACAAAGCAAGGATGGTGTGCTTAAACAGGTTGTACCCGGATATCCTAGGCTTAAAAATAAGTATGAACTTCTTTGGGATCAACGCAGTCCCATGGGATATATTACAATTATGGCAATTTTGCAAAAATATATTGATCAAGGCATTAGTGTAAATACAAGCTATAACCCACAGCATTTTGACGACGAAAAAATTCCAATGAGTACAATGCTTAAAGATCTTATTGCTTGCTACAAGTATGGAATGAAACAGTTATATTATTTTAATACCTACGACGGCGCCGGGGACGATATAGTAGAAAAGCAGTTAGTCACTGTTGCTGCTCCGGCGCAAGAAGATGCGGATTCATGCGAAAGTTGTGTTATTTAGGAGATTATTATGGCAGTTCTAAGAATGGACAACAAGAGTCACATCAATCGGGCAGCATTTTTCGATGGCGACGTAGGCATACAAAGATATGATGATATCAAGTATCGTGCTTTTGATAAACTAACCGAAAAGCAGCTAGGATTTTTTTGGTTACCCACCGAAGTAGATATTCTCCGAGATGCTAAAGATTTCAAAGAACTAACAAATCACGAAAAACATATTTTTACAAGTAATTTAAAAAGACAAATACTGTTAGACAGCGTACAAGGACGATCTCCAAATCTTGCTTTTTTACCTTGCGTAAGCCTTCCGGAAATTGAAAATTGGATTGAGACGTGGGCATTTAACGAAACTATTCATAGTCGTAGCTATACTCACATTATACGTAATATATACAGTGATCCTAGCAAGATATTTGACGAAATTTTAGAGATTGATGAAATTGTAAATTGTGCAAATGATATTAGCAAATACTATGATGATTTAATTCGTGCGGTTTCTTGGTACAATCTTCTAGGTGAAGGCACACATCTTGTGGTTAGTGGCAAAGAAGTTGATATCAAAAAAGTAAATGGCAATTTTAGTAGCTTGGCACAAGAAGTAAATGTTAATCTTTATGACCTTAAGAAAAAACTTTACATGGCACTAATGAGTGTCAATGTACTCGAGGGTGTACGTTTTTATGTAAGCTTTGCTTGCAGTTGGGCATTTGCCGAGGTAAAGAAAATGGAAGGTAATGCCAAGATTATCAAATTTATTGCACGTGATGAAAATGTTCATCTTGCTAGCACACAACAATTAATAAAATTACTGCCCAAAGAAGATAAGGACTTTGCTAAGATTGCCAACGAAACTGAAAAAGAAAGCATAGATATGTTTGTTAATGCAGTGAATCAAGAAAGACGTTGGGCAGAATATTTGTTTAAAGATGGTAGTATGATTGGTTTAAACGCACAACTATTATCTGATTACATCGAATGGATAGCTAACAAACGCATGCAGGCTATAGGAATAAACAGTCCATTTAAGGTTCCTGCGGCTAATCCATTGCCTTGGACACAAAAATGGATCAGCGGCGCAGAAGTACAAGTAGCCCCTCAGGAAACAGAGATAAGTTCATATATTATAGGCGGGACAAAACAGGATGTTGAAGAAAATACTTTTAGTGGTCTTAGTCTTTAGTTTTGTTGCGGCTTGTTCTAATTTAGAACTTTTACCCGATCAACGAAATAAAAAGTGTGAAAATTGTCCCAATGACAATATTGCTAGGATTAAATTCTGATGTTAACTGTATATACAAAAAGTTTATGTCCTTATTGCGTTCGCGCCAAGCAATACCTAGATATACACAAGATTCCCTATGAGCTCATTAACATAGAAGAAGACAGCCAAGCCTGGGATTTCATATCCTCGGCTGGACACAGAACGGTTCCGCAGATTTATCACAATGGTAAATTGTTTGTGGAAGGCGGCTGCGACAGTTTGGTTAAACTCAGTGCTCAAGAAATACGTGAGCGCATGGGAGATCTAGACCTAGGAAACCTTAGTCTCTAAACTTTCTATACTAAGACGTTCGCTGTGCAGTTCATCACGTAGATCGTACAGCCTGTCAATGTAGCCTTGACTACGTAAAACTTTAAAAGCTAAATTTTCTGGTCCAAATTCTCCGGTTTCGGTTAGCCCCGCTTTTCTATATCTCTTTAAGGTATCCATAATGTTCAATACTAATTCGAGGCTTCTAGCACGTTCAGCAAGCTCAATTAGATCCTTGAGTTTTTCATATTTTGCCTTGGTGGCAGTCTGATTCAAATTAGCACGAGTTTTAACTGGTTCCTTGATCCATTCGTCGTTCTTAACACTGTATATTCCTAGGCTTACGTGTGGTTGTGCGCTGTCTTGCACATATAGTTCTACTGGAATTCCACGGATTTTTAAGTCATGGCTTTGGTTGTATAATGATTTTCTGGCGTTAAAGAGTTTTTGTTGTAGTTCGCTGTTTGGTAAAGCAGCAATATCAACAATTAAATGTAGATCTAAGTCACTGTGTTTGCTGTAACTATAAGCAGCATTAGATCCAGAAATAGTTAGATCTTCAACTTCACTGTCGGGTATTTCTAATTCTTCTTTGAAATCGTCGGCAATAACCATTAGTTGTTTACGAACTTCAGGTCGTAGTTTATTATCTTCAAACAACTTAGTGTTAAGTTCGTCGTGAAAATTAATAGCGTCGCCAAGGTCAAAGTCTAATTCATGTAACTGCATACATATATTTATTAAAAGTTAGTTTTTGCGAGTTAAATGTTTTTTATTCAAATAATTTTTTGGCATTATTTGATTTAATTCATCGAGGTGTCTTCTGCTATCGACCAGCGTTTTAAAACTTTTAATAATCGCACTACTGGTTGAAAATTTAAACCACCATGGAAAAACAGCATGTATAATACCTAGTATGCCGGCTAAAATCATCTTACAACTATTAATGAAACCAAATTTTCCGTGTTGCCAATAACCCTGAGGATTTTCAGTGTCGCGAGGATGATCTGTAAAAATGTTCTTCATATAAGTATTTAAAAGATAACAAAAGTTATAAAGCAGTAATATTATGAAATTTAAAATCACAGTTACTTTAAAAGCAGGAATACTAGATAATGCTGGCAAAGCAGTTACTCGAGCATTGAATACCATGGGCTATGATGAGGTCAACGATGTAAGAATCGGCAAAGAGTATTACCTAACTTGCAAAAAGAAAGACATAGCAAAAATAGCTAAAAGTGTTACAAATGAAGTTATGGAAAACTATATTATTGAAAAATTATAATAGCATATAATTTTTATCAATAAATACAGTATGAGACCAATAGTAAGAGTAGGCGATATTAACGCAGCCGGAGGTATGGCAATACTACCTGTATTGAGTGTAACTGCTAATGGTAGACCTTTGGCTAAGTGGTTAGGTCCTGTAACTCCACATCCACTATGTCCATTGGTTCCTATACACTGTGCAGCACTAGCAGCATTACCAGGAAGTAGAACAGTACTTGCTGGCGGAGTACCTGTAATTAGAATTGGTGATATTGATACCTGCGGCCACCCTCGAGTAACAGGTGCCATGACAGTAGTAGCGGGATAGCAAAATGGCTTGTAAAACTGCCTTAATTTCTGCATTTGGAATGAATGCTGTTGGTGGCTTGCTTGGTGGAGTAGGCCTTGGAAATCTCGGAGCAATTGCGGCAGCACCAATGGGTGCTGTAGGTGCTGTTGCTGGACAGATTGGCGCAGTTTCTGGATTATCAGGTATCGTTAACTCTCTTGCACCAAACGTAGCAGGAATAGTTAGTCTTGGCGGAAATCCATTGGCAGTGGCGTCTGCTGCTGTTAGCGGGGCTGTGTCCGGACTTGGATCCTCTTTTGCAGCTGGGGCAGGCGCACTAACTAATGCTCTCGGTAGTGGTTTCAGCAGCATAGGCGGTACTGGTATACTAAACGGGATTAATCTTCACACGTCAGATCTATTTGGTAGTAGTCCTATTCAGATGGTACAAGGAATGATGAGTGCGGAAAGCTTTGCTGGCATTAGCAGCGATTTTGCTAATACATTAGCCGACATGAGCACAATGCAGTTTGGATCTGCTCTATCAGCACTCAACTCTACCTTACCTTTTGATCAGGTATTGTCAGGTTTTAGCGGAAATTTAAATGAGTTTGCGTCTGGTATAGGTAATTTTGGCAATTTCCTCGGCGACGCCGTGGGAAATATAGGATCAATGGTTACTAACGGATTAACAAGTTTTCTCCCAAGTATAGAATCAATACCGGGATTTGCTGAAGATATGATTAATTTGGGAGGGGCATTCAATATAAACGACATCGCTAATTTTGGAAATCCCGGCCAACTTATCAACAATTTGCTTGCCAGCGGCGCTGGCGAAGTTACTGGTGTACTACAAGCATTATCGGAGGTTGGTATAAATCCCAGTCAATTTGGCAATCTAGCAAGCGGACAATTTAATGATATACTAAATGACGCACTAGGAATGGTAACTAATCCAGACATGTTAAGTATAGCTCAGGATGTACTGGGCAGTAAAATTCCTGGTTTAGAAAGTTTGGCAGATTTTACAAACTTAGCTAAAGTTTTGCCTACCAGTTTTGAAGATATACCATTTGATGAATTCAAACAGTTTGCTGAGGACGGATTATCCAATATTGATCTTGGTAGCATAGCAACGCCAAAACAATTTGGTAATCTAGTGAATAATCTAGCTGTGTCTACGTTACCAATCATAGAAAATGTTAAAACTGTACTAGATACGGAAGCTACTACAAACATAGCCACGAAATTCCTAGGCGGTACCGGAACAAATAATTCAATCACAGTATCGGATATGATGGGAAGCGTAGCAGGTGTTAACTTTAAAGAACCAATGAGTAGTTATTTGTCCGCAATGCAATCTATGGAAGATGAAGGCGCATTTACCCAGTTAAACACACTATATAGTCAACTCAACACCGGAATGACCGGAGCATATAATACAGGATCAACCTACGGTGTTGATACCATTGTAGATCCGTATGATAGCACTGCTTATGATGACATGGATGCTTTCGTAATAGCAAAAACAGGCCAAATTGATTCTGAAGTTACATCAATTGCTGGAAATTCCACTTGGAGCGGAGCGTTTAACCAAGCAAGAGCATCTATCAGTGAAGTTCAAAAGAAAATAGTAGATGAAAAAAGTTTTCTTGCTATTACTGATCTTCATTTAGATTATAGGACTAATGATCCTACCAGTGCGTATGGATTTGCTCTAGGCATGAAGGATAGGGTATTGGACAGTGACAAAATGGCCATGGTGCAAGGTCTTGCTGATGCCAGAATTACAAACGATGACAAATTTGGATCCTATATGCGAGCTTTTGCCAACGAATCATACAATCAAAATTTAACTCAACCATTAAGCATACGTTGGCGCGGAAATAGTTACGAAGATAATGAAATGATGTAGGCAATGGCGAAGCATAAAACTGTTGACAAAAAACCAAAAATATAGTTAAATAGTATTGTAACGTTGAAGCACGTTAACGACGGAGTAGACAGCGGGGCAGTACCGCTCACCTCCACCATAAACACACCGGGCACCAAAAGGTTCCCTTCCTGGGCTGGGTATAAAGAAGCCCGGTGTGTTTTTGGGGGGTGTGATAGGATCGATACACGTAATAGGCGCAGTGGAGTTACCGGTAGGCGATGACCGTAAATCAAGCAAACTTTATAAACGCCAACGATAATAACGTTGACTATGCACTAGCCGCTTGAGGCTAGACGGGGTTTCGCTAGCTGAACCTGGCAACAGAATCAGCTAGCATCTACTTTGGAGCAGGTATTGAATTTAAGGTTGATATGTTTAAGTATTTTTGTTACAATGTTAGGAGGATGTGCAGCAGGATTACTTCCCGTTCCCTTGCAAATAATAGGAGCGGCCAAAACAACATATGACGTTGGCGCAACAATAGCAGATGAACAAACTACCAGCGATCATATTATATCTGAAATAGTTGAAAAAGAATGTAAAACAAGAAATATTTTAGATGGTGACAAGTATTGTAAAATTAATCCTGATAAGGCAATGAAAGAATACATCGAAGAGTTAAAACAAAAACAACCATTAGAAGAAGAAAAGGATAGAATCAATGGGTAAAAAGAAGGGCGGAAAGAGCAGCGGTTATCAATCAAAAGGTGAACGTCCAAACGTATCAAAGTGGTGTACCAAGGCGATGCGGCGAGATTATCTTGCTAATAATTTGTTAAGGGCCCTTAATCAACTCACAGCTCATAAAAATAACAAACGTGTAATGGTTACTATTCCAAATCCAAATACCAATGAAACAAACAAGCGTTTTATTCGGGTGCCTGCTTACCAGGTCTGGGGTCCCAACAAAGTATTCAAGCTTACAGCACAAAATACAGCTGGTGAAGAATAATCATGGCAAAGAAAAATAAAAATGATAAAGTATGGATGATCCCTGAAGACGAATCACGTACCAGTGCTAGCTTTCATTTTGTTCATCCTAAAACCTTAAGTGAAATACGTGAAGGTAAAAAGTTGCGTATGCGTAAGTATCATCCTGGTAGACGCAAGCACGTCTGGTTTGTTGAAAGTCGCATGCCACCACACAGCAAGTAATTAGCTAAATAGAGAGTCAAACTAGGAGGACTCAACATGGCTAAAGGTGGTAAATCAATTGGCTCTAACAAAGGAGTTAAACTAACACACAATAGATCTGGAACTAAGAAAAGAACCAGCATAGGTAAAAGTTCTCTATCTAAGCCTAACAACAAACATAAAATTAAAAACCATAAAGTATATCGCGGTCAAGGCAAATAAATACTTCAGAAGAGGAGTATTTAAATGTATGAGTATCGCGCAAGTATTCTACGAGTTGTGGATGGAGACACTGTAGACGTAGATATCGATTTAGGCTTTGGTGTTTGGTTACG